ACCACTCTCCTTACAGCCCAAGTTACTGCGCTACATTCAAGAGCGGAAGTTCCGCAAAGTCGGCGCATCTAAACTTACCAAGTCCAACTGTCGAATTATCTGTTCAACAAACAAGGACTTACGCGAGATGGTGAAGGACGGCAGCTTTCGGCTCGACCTATTCCACCGCATCAGCGTATTTGTCATTCAGACCACACCAATTCGAGATAGACCAGACGACCTCGCTCTTTACATAAAGAAACAAGGCTTCGATAAACCCAAAGAGATCGCCACAAAAATCTTGAAACTAACCCCACTCTACGGCAACTATCGTGAACTACAAAGCATTCTTGCGCGATACAAGTTGTTGGGTGAATTTATCAACTATTAACAATTCCTTCCGAATCGGTTGGCACGGAAGTTGCTAACTTATTAGTCGGTTCACTTTCTGAACTTTATTATGCAATACAAACTAGAGAAATTCATTGATGGAGACTTCAAGGGCATCAAGTTTTATGTCCCGGTCTTTGAGAAGTTAAGTGAAGCTGTCGAGGCTTACACAGAACCCACGATTCTGGCCCTGCTCAATCAACAAGTGCAGTCCAGACTACGAACCAAGGTCAAGAACAGTCTGCCAAAGAACTTGCCGACCTCCCAGCTTGAGCGGTATAAAGACGAGCTTTATCGCAAGCACCCGGATGGTTGCATCTTTTCACAGGAGGACTGCAACAACTGGCATCCAACGACCAGAGAGTTATCAGCAAAGAAACTCTTTATCATGTCGCAGGAGGCAATCGCCAAGGGTCAAACAGAGAAGGCAAAGGAGTTACTTGAGCAATGCAAAGCAAAAACATTAGCATAAAACGCTCAACCTATTCACCGGCAGCGGCCAAGCAAATCCAACCCATCTTGGACAATCTCCTAGAGACGGGGCGGGATGTTTATATGTCATCGCAAGAGACTAACATGACTCCCAACACTCTCTATGTTAAGTTCAACGATGGCTTCAAGTTCATTATCGACAACTTCAACGAGGACAAGTACACACTACTGCGTCCTCGTGTCTCTGTTCGCAAGATGGACAACGGCATTTGTATCTACTTCAAGGACACAACAAAGAACTCAATGGCTCTCCGTGAGATCGAGTATGAATTCAACGATTCAATCAAGTGGAAGAATGACCTTGAGACATGGTACAAGACTGCCAAGGATTCCGAGTTGTTTGAGAGAAGCGTAGCCGTCAACAACGACGACAAGGAGTGGGTTTACAATCTGGTTGGCCCGGAGTCTGAAGTGGACATAACCGAATCGAAAGTGAGGGTGATGAAATGACTGACGCAATCTTCTTCGACATACTTTCAGTAGCCTTCTGCCTGTTCTTTTTCGGCTGCATCCTTTACGCAACTCTCGACATAAATACATGACACTTGAACAACTACTTGATGTGTCAGTAGACAAGTTGGAAGAGATGACAGACTCCGAGCTTCTTGAACACATGAAGCCTTACTTGGAGATTGCTCGTCCAAATGAACCTGAAGAATTAACCATAGTAAAGAAGCGGCGCGGTCGCAAAATAAATCTTGAAACACTTACTTGAAAAAACTGAAGACAGGTACATCCTGCGAATAGATGCCTCGTCCTATCGTGAATCAACTTGTGACTTGAGGTTCTACTACACCACGGTTCGTGGTCTGCGGAACAATCACATGAATCACAAGATGGAGTACGGCACGGCATATCACAAGGCACTCGAAGAATTCTACACAAGCGGCGACACAACACTCGCGCTTAATCGAGCCTTGGAGCATTACTCAAACCCGGAAATTGTTGTGCCTGAAACTGACTGGCGCACATCCGGGCATCTGGCAACCTGCCTGACTCAATACTTTGAGAACTATGCAGAGACCGATGGCCTGAAGGTTGAGCGTCACATGGGTGAACCACTCCTTGAGATGAAATTCGCCTATCCGTTCTACACCAACGGCACAGTCGATGTTCTGCTTTGCGGCACAATAGATTTCATTGGAACCTACTTTGGCCAGAACATTATCTGCGATCACAAGTCCACAGCCGTGACGGCAGTTGACCGATACCTAGACGCCTACCGTATGTCAACACAGTTGATGGCATACACGATGGTGCTTCGCAAACTGTTCCCCGACCGCAACTACCAAGCCATTATCAACGGCATCTTCCTCTCCCGCACAGGTAGGAACAAGTTCCAACGAAGTGCAATTCTCGACTTCTCTGCTGACAGGATGGAGAAGTTTGAGGAACACTTGACTCGAACAGTAATGAGCTTTGCTGACAACATTAAACTGGGATTGGAGAAAAATATGATTCCATTCTTGCCAAACTTCAATTGTTGCGAGACAAAATTCGGAATGTGCCGGTTTGCTCCCGCCTGTAACGCAGGTGAACACGCAGAAGTTGTTATTGATAATGAATACTACACTAAACCATACAACCCACTAGAATTCCAGACATGACCGACCCCGAAATTAAACAACACGCACTTGCCTTGTTTGTAAAGGAAGCACCAAGAAAATTTGAGATGGGAATGTTGGAACACAATCCAAAAGGCGACAAGGGAATGTGGCGCATGACGGCACAACAACTTGTGGACGCTGCCATCGAGGAGACCATCGACCAATTTCACTACCTCGTTGTATTGAAAGAAAAACTAAAATGAACAAACCCCTAATTGGAATAGTTGGTTCCAGCGGAACCGGCAAGTCAACATCACTGCGGAATCTACCGTCCAAGGAAACAATCATTGTTGATCTTGAGCGCAAGGGATTCCCTTTCAAGGAAGCTAAAGACTTCCAAATCATCACAGCCACGACATTGCCAGAGATAGACAAGGCAATTGACACGGCCATGAAGAATGCCGACATCGTCGTCATTGAGTCGTTCACCAAGTATTGTGAAATCCTCATAGACACGGCCCAGAAAATGTACAAGGGCTACGATGTCTGGTCGTACTACAACAAGGCCATTCGCAAGATGCTTGAGAGCCTCAAGAACGAGAAGGCAACAGTCGTTGTCACGGCCATCGACGAGATCGTCAAGATCATGCAACCAACAGGCGGCGAATACAACACGCGCCGCATCAAGGTGCAGGGTAAAGTCCACGAAGGGTGCATTGAGAAGGAGCTTCTCCTTGTCTTGTTCACCGAAGTCAGGCGTGAGAAGGATTCCATCGAGTATTGTTTCCAGACAAATTCAGATGGGATAACCTCCGCAAAGACGCCGCTCGGTATGTTCAAAGACCTCTACATACCCAACGACCTCAACACAGTCATTACAAACTTGGAGGAATACTATGCCTAATTGGGTAGAAATACGCGATAATGGTATTGTTAACCTAGATTCTGGTATGGTTGTTCAGCTTGTCCACGAACGTGATGACAAACATCATACAAGAATTTGGTCACTTCATAATGGTGATCGTTATTTAGTGGGTGATGCAAATACGTTTGATCGCATACAAGCGTTAATTCAACGCAACATCACAGTTGATTACTATTCAGAAATCAATGACATACATTGGACTCAACGTGTCTCTAACTGTTTCCACGCATATGGAATAGAACACATTAGCGATCTAATCACCAAAACTGAAGCTGACTTGTTGAAGATGCGCTTCTTTGGAAAGAAATGCCTCAATGAGGTCATCCGTAATCTAGCCAATCATAACCTAACCTTGAGTGAATAATTTTGTCCAGTTTAAGGCAATCATCAACAAACAGCATTCTCTGTTATGAGAATCACAACCACCAAAAAACCCTTTGCCAATCTCGATGGTGCAAACTTGCTAAAGTTGAGTGTGGGTTCTGGACATCACTTTCTTGCATGATGCAAGGATAAACAAAACAAATGCCTACTATAAACCTAAACGAAGTGACCGAGAACGCTAGGCCGTTCTTGCCGTCAAATACATACACGATTCGTGTCGCTGACGCGGAATCGAAAACCTCACAAGCTGGCAATCCTATGGTTGTCTTGTCTTGGGAGATCGTTGCACCCGAATCCATCGAGGACGATGAGTTGGGGAATGTGCGGATTGCTGGTTTGCAGTTCCGCGAGTACTTGGTGTTCATGGAGAAGTCTGCCGCTCGCGTGAAGCGTGTGCATCGCACTCTTAACCTCCCGCTTGAGTTGGATTGTGAAGATGAAAGCGATCCTTGGGGGACGGTCA